TTTGAGTACAAATCAATATAGCGACATATTAGCAAACTTTGCTAATAGCAATGTCTGAGATATTGTTACAATATTCGTTAGGACATTCTGTTAGGCTTTCGGGTAATGCCCAACTTTGTAATGTTGCAATGTTGCCGAAGTGTTTTGCGCCGCACCAACTACTATATATATCTCCGCTAGCATCAATGTTTAGACTTTCAAATCCTAAATAGCATCGCATACCTTTAAAACTATTTAATCCCTCATTAATGATCTGATGGCTTTGTACATACTTTGCAGTGCCATCGTCGTATAAAAATTCTGTCATCCAGTCACGAGGATCCGGCTCAAAGGCTGGTTGGTTAGGAACTGGCGGCAGCATCGGCAAAGGTTTGATACCTGGCCGTTTAATAATTTCTAAATCTACTTCTGTATAAGGCCAATATGTTTCTTGTTTGCTGCCGCGGCCTAACAACTTCTTGTACATAGTCTTAACGCATATGCTTACATTATTGTAGTTGTTGCGTTCACAGTCTTTGAACAGTTCACGTATTTCTTCAACATCATTGCCTAGTTCATTGATTCTGCCGCCGATACCTGCAATGTTAATGTCTATGTTAACATAATCTTTGATTTCGTTAATCACACTGATAAGATGTTGCTTATCCATGCTTTGTGGGTGCCATGTAATAACAACACCATTTAAATAGTGCTTTGCTTTACTCCACCAGTTAACAGTGCGACTAGCATTAGTAAACACTACACTACTACAGCCATGTTCGTTGATTTTACGTATGATATCTTCAAAACCAGCCATTACTGTAACTTCGCCACCTATAAGCTCAAAGTGTACACTTTTGCCTATATCAGCATAATGGCTGCATATACGGTCAACAGCATCTAAATAAGATTGTAAGGGTAACCAAGGACGACTACCATCATGTAATATAGGGGGGCAGTATTCGCACTCAAAGTTACACTGATTGCCCATATTCCATTGTACACGGATTGGACTATTCTGCTGTCTTGCATGTGGGCCTTTAACTGATATCAGTTGAGCCACAATAAAACCTTATGGACCTACAAATACAGTTCCCGCACCGGTGTCAACTTGATCTTGGCAAACTGCCTTGCTCACAGTTGCCACAGTAACCGGTTTTCCATTAGCAAATACCGAACTGCTTCCGGTAGCGATAGTAGTTGCAGAGTGTGGATCTGGTCCATGGGAGGCTACAGTGTCGCCTACAACACTAACAGTCTTAAACTCAGCTTGAACTAATGGACCAATAGCGCCTGGGCCTGTAATTAACCCCGCTTTTACTAAACTACCTTTTACTAATCCTAATGCTGGCATAATAGTATTTATCCTTCTTCAGAGGCTGCTTCTAATGCCTTCTGCTCAGTGATCAAGTCATTGTAGTCTGCGACAGTACTAGCCAAAGTCTCCATTACAGCTAAAAACTGCTTACCTTCCGTAATAATTGTATCGGCTCGCGCTGTTAATGCAAAAGGTGCAAGTGCTACAGTGTCGCCTGCTACAACAACGATCTTAGGATATTCTAACGTCATAGTATCAGTTTCTTCGTCAAAGCCAATTAAGGTAGCAATAATCTCATCGCCTTTAGTGGTTTTAAGTGTAACCACTTCGCCGAGTAATTCTGTTATATTATACAACATGTTGTGTTTTCCTGTGGTTATAGTGAACCTAGGCTAGTAAGCCCAAGTTTAGTTTTAATAGTATCTACGCCTAATTCGTTAAGTCCCGCGAATCCGCCTTCAACAAATAGCTTGCCTTCTCGATAAATCTGAGGCATAGTTCTATGACCTTCGTTGATGACAAACTCTCGAGCAACGTCATCTGTATCTATGTTTACTTCTTCAAACGGAATATCATTGTTTTTTAATAGAGCCTTTGCTTGTAAGCAATAGCCGCAATTGTTCTTTGAATATAGTGTAAGCATTATAAACTTAATCCTTTAAATGTATCCTGATCTACGTCTTGTTTTGTGCCGCCGATAACATAGCTTGTAATTTCTGTTTCCTGCGGTGCTACTTGTACTTCGCCGCCGCTGATCCATTTTTGTGTCCACGGTAGGGGATTACTTGCGCTAGTAGCATATGGCACAATTAATCCTACTGAGCGCATACGCTTTGCAGCAATCCATTCAACATATTGTTTCAGTAGTTCGGCATTGAGGCCAATCATGCTTCCATCTTTAAAGAGGTAATCAGCCCAATCCTTTTCTTGACGAACTGCTTCCATAAACATTTCCAACGCATGTCCTTCACACTCAGCAGCAATCTTCTCAAAGTCTTTGTCGTCTTGCGGCAATAACTTTAACATCTGTTGTGTGCTAGCTAGGTGAACATTTTCATCGCGAGCAATTAGTTTAATAATCTTAGCGTTGCCTTCCATCTTCTTTAGTTCAGCAAACGCCCAACTACAAGCAAAACTTACATAAAAGCGTACACCTTCTAAGATATTAACACTCATCAAGCATAGCCATAGCTGCTTTTTTAGTTCATATAGATCGACTACAACTTTCTTTCCGTTGACAGTATGCGTGCCTTCACCTAAGAGGGTGTACCAACTGTTCATTTCAATCAGTTTATCATAGTTCTTACTTATAGTATCAGCACAACTTGTAATCTCTGTCATTGAACTCATTTCGTCAAACACCTTACTCGGATCCGAGTAAATATTACGAATAATATGTGTGTAACTGCGACTATGAATAGTTTCACTAAATGCCCATGTCTCAATCCATGTTTCTAACTCAGGAATACCAACAATAGGCAAGAACGCTAGATTAGGACTGCGACCTTGTACGCTGTCAAGTAAGATCTGACGCTTTAGATTACTGGTAAAGATGTGCTGTTCATGTTCAGTAAGATCTTTAAAATCCTTAGCATCACGAACAATATCAACCTCTTCTGGTCTCCAGAAAAAACCTAACTGCTTTTCAGTAAGTTTATCAAACTGGCGATACTTTAGTACGTCATAACGCTGCATAGTAACGCCGCCATCGGCATCTAGGAACATCTTAGACTGAGTGTGATCTTTTGTACTTTTAGAATTATAAACAGAAGTAGCCATAATGTATTCCTAACTTTTTAATTAAATTTTGCAACTGTCGCAGTCGTCTTCTTGAATAACAGCATCGTCTGCTAAAGGCGCAGAGGGTTGTTCAATATCCATTTCACCTTGTCCGTCAAAAGTGTTGTTATAATATAGCTGCTTGCCGCCATACTTGTAAAACATTACAATATGCTGTAGTAGTAAACTCATTGGAATCTTTTCATCCTCATAATGTTGAGGATTGTAACTTGTGTTTACACTGATGCCTTGGTCAATATACTTCTGAAGCACTGCACAAATCTTCAAATAGCCTTCCGGGCTCTTTTGATTCCACAATAGATCGTACTTGTTTTTAAGGCGAGGATAACCAGGTACTACTTGCTTAAGTTGTCCGTGCTTGCTGCCTTTGATGCTAACGTAACTGCGCGGTGGCTCAATGCCATTTGTACTGTTGCTGATCTGTGCAGATGTTTCTGCGGGCATAAGTGCCATCAGTGTGCTGTTACGCACACCATACTGTTTTAGGTCCTTGCGTAGAGTTTTCCAGTCCATGCGCTCTTTGTGCTTTACTAGTTCATCAACTTCACGCTTGTAAGTCATGTTCGGTGTCACACCGTCTGCATACTTAGTTTCGTTGCTCTTTAGACATGCACCCTTTTCCTTAGCTAGTTTTATACTTGCTTTAATGAGATAATAACTCCAAGCTTCTGCCCACTCATCTACAAGTTCTAGATTTGGATTCTGATAGTTAGTGTCATTCTTAGCTAACCAATAAGCAAAGTTGATAATACCAATGCCTAGTGGACGACGGTTCATTGTGCTTAGTTCAGCGGCAAGAACAGGATAGCTTTGATAATCAAGTAACTCATCTAGCGCACGTACTGCTAACTCACATGTCTTTTCGAAATCTGATGGATTCTTAATGTTGCCCCAGTTAATTGCGCTCAATGTACAAAGACTGATTTCACCGTTGGTATCGTTAATATCGTTCAGCGGCTTTGTGGGCAAGTTGATTTCACAGCAAAGATTACTTTGTTTAATTGGTGCAATATCTTCCTTAAATGAACCGTGAGTGTTTGCATGATCAACATTCATTAGATAGATACGACCTGTGTCTTTGCGCTCTTGCACAAATGCACTAAACAAATCAATTGCTTTTACGGTCTTTTTACGTAAGCGAGTATTGCGTTCTGCTGTTTCGTATAGTTCTCTAAACTTGTCTTGATCATTAAAGAAGGCATCATACATTTCAGGAACATCATGTGGTGAAAACAGTGTAATGTCACCACCTGTGATGAGGCGCTCATACATCAGCTTATTAAACTGTACACCGTAGTCCATGTGGCGTACACGGTTATCTTCTGTGCCTTTGTTGTTCTTTAGTACAAGGATATCTTCTACTTCTAGATGCCAAAGGGGATAATAGAGCGTTGCTGCGCCGCCGCGAACGCCGCCTTGCGAGCAGCTCTTGACTGCTGCTTGGAATAGCTTGTAGAAAGGAATAACACCAGTATGTGTAGCATCACCGCTACGAATAGGCGAACCAATAGCACGAATGCTTCCTGCGCCAATGCCGATGCCGGCCTTTTGACTAACATACTTAACTACTGCACTAGATGTTGCGTTGATGCTGTCTAGACTGTCGCCGCTTTCAATTAGAACACAACTACTGAACTGACGCTGTGGAGTACGGACACCTGCCATAACAGGAGTAGGCAAACTGATATCAAACGTACTGATAGCATCGTAATAATCTTTAACGTACTGTAAACGGGTCTCAACCGGGTACTTGCTAAACAGTGTTGCGCTAATCATTATGTAAGCAACCTGCGGCGTTTCAAAAATTTGATTTGTTGAACGATTTTGTACAAGATACTTGCCACGGAATTGTTCCATAGCTGCATAAGTAAGCATGTTATCGCGTTCATGCTTAATGTAGTCGTTTAGCTGGCTGATTTCATCTTCTGTATAAAACTCTAGAATTTCTTTATCGTAGAAGCCTTTATTGATATTGTTTTTAATAATTTTCAACAAGTGCGGAGGATCGAAGCTACCATATACATGCTTACGCAAATGATAGTTAATTAGTCTACCAGCTACATACTGATAATTTGGTGTTTCTTCGCTGATAAGATCAGCCGCGGATTTGATCAATGTTTCTTGAATATCGCTGCTAGTAATGCCATTATAAAATTGAATATGGCTTTTAATCTCAACTTCACTAGGACTTACACCGCTGATACCCTCACAGGCATGGAACACTACCTTATGAAGTTTATCTAAATTTAGTTCTTCTTTACTACCGTCTCTTTTTGCAATTAGAATAGGCTTGGACATCTACTATATTTCCTGTCGTGTTATTATGAGTTTTGTTTCTAGAATGTATATATTATGTATTATATAGCATTGTACTTATCTTGTCAAGAGCCAAATTTATCTACAGCTATAATGTGACTAGAAAATTTAGTAGAATTGTTTTCGCAATAATCTAAGCTAACTATAGAATCCTGCAGGAAATTATAGACACGCTCGTTATAAACAAATACCAAACCATCGGCTCCAGTTATGTGATTACTTATCACATCAAATCTGCATTCAGAGGGTTTAATGAGTTGGAGATTAAGTAGAGTACTAGCAATGACTAATGTTAACCCAGATTGACAAAAGTGTCCCTCACTTACAATCTCAAATGGATCGGGCCAATTTTCTGGGGTATAGTAATCAAGTATTCGGCGGTCAATTTTAATTGTAGAGAATGCATTTATTACATCATCTGCTGTTCCGTTAGCAGGGAATTCTTGGCGGAACTTTCTCCAAGCTGCTAATCGCTCAGAGTTACTCTGTGTCTTTGTGAACATATTACTTCCTAATTATAATGAACTCCAACGTTTAACAAGATACTTCATTGCTAATTCGCGACCCACTGAATTGGTTACATTAAAAATGATATTGGTCCCAACTAGCGATGCATTAAATGTTACGTTGCCGGATAGTCCAGTATCAATCATTTCACTAGCAACATCTTGAAGTAGAACTGCGCCGGCACCGCCGTTGAATTCAGTTCTACCTGAAACAAACATTGTGCCTACACGCTGATAGTTCTCGCCTGTAACAATTACACTACTAGCTTCAGTGATACTATAATCAATTTTATATGTATCATAAACATCAATGCTCTGTGTTAGGCTACTGATGTTGCCGCCACCTGATGGAATACTTGCAGAGTTTAATTCTGCGTAGGATACAGTTCTATCACCTAATGCAACACTAGAACGAGTCTGTAATTCAATATTTGTTTTTAAATTCACAAGACCCTTAATATTTTCGTTATCTGGATCTGGTCGCTCAAAGAAGATAGTGTTTACAAGTTTGTTAAAGTCTCGTGCTTCTTCTCTGCTAGAAAAATCAATCTCGTCGTAGGTGTTGTTTATAGCTGCTTGATACTGACCTACGGTTCTTGTTAGAGCTGAGTCGGTAGCGTATTTGACGCCTACACCAGCAGTAGAGAATAAATCAACTAAGTCACTTTCTAAACAACTGTTCATCCATTTTTCTAATTTAGCTTTAACTGTGTCGTCTCTAGTATAGTCAGTAGCAGTTAAGGAAAGCGCACTAAGCGTTGGTTGATTGTAATCTTCGTGTAAACGGAAGTCTAATCCTACACTAGTATATTCAGGTTTGTGAGTAATATAAATTTTATTTGCGCTATCAGGAATAATACCTAAGAACGGCCAATCATCTATGTCATTTACTGTCGAAGAAATCTCTGCTAGTGTAGTGTTACTGCTTAGATTAATACTTCTAACAGGAGTCACATTAGCTGTGCTAGGATTTAGATTAGGCGAAAGCAAACCGGTTATATTTCCTGTTGCTGGAGCAGTTGGATCTATAAAGAAAGTGTTTGGAGTAACAGGTGACAGCACACTGAATGTGGCATTAGCAATTGCTGAAGTATTAGAAGATGTAACATTTGCTTGGTCAACACTACTATATCCATGTAGTGAGCTAAAAACTTGAACCCTAGTGTTACCAGTAACATCGTTACCATAGTTAATATATTGAACATTTGCGTTTGATAAGAATGGTGAGGCGCCTGTATTAAAAGTAATTACGCCTGTTGCGGGGTCATTTGCTACTACAACTACTTTACCCGATAGTCCACTGGTATTACTACCATCAACAATTAAAATATTTGCACTTTGGCTTACACCGTCAAAATTTCCAGTAAGGGTAACAGTAGTATTGGCTCCTGTTCCTGCGGCATTAGCTGTAACTGATCTTGCTATACTAAACGCATTTGAAGGCATTACTACAGTTACACTAGGTGTTACGTTACTAAATTGTGAGATTTGAAACACCTTACCATTTAGATAGCCTACTGTATTGTCAACATAGATATAATTATAAGGGCCAGCTACATTATATGTAGGTACAGTTCCCACTGTGAATACAATGTTAGCAGTATTAGGTGTAACATTGGAACTTGCACTCCAATCACTTCTACTCAACAGTAAGTTACCTAGCGAAAGACTGGTTGGTGAATCTATTTCACCACTGTCTGCGTTAACCGCAATGTGTTTATTCTGCAACCCAATAAAGCCTGTGCCGGTTGTGGAACTCACTGTGATTAATTCTCTAGGAATTTGTCTGTATGCAGGAATACTGTATGCAGTATAAAAACTCGGGAAAGCTTTGGGGCCAACATTATATAAAGAAATGTTTCCGTTTAAGGCAGTATTACTTTGTACAGTAATACCTTCGATAGCTTGAATAATTGCTGTATTGCTGTAGTAGCATATTGTAACTTCTTCAGAAGCAAGCGGTGCTGATCTAAATGTTACAATATGAGTATTTGCAGCTGATGTATTTGCTGCAAAGCTGTACTCGTATGCCGCGGCTGGTGTAGTATTACTGCTATCGCCCGCAATCCTTACTCCGTTCTTATTAACAATTAAGTCCGCAGCTTTGAACGGTAAATTTGTTTCAGCATTTAACAGATTGTTAGGAACAAAGGTTAGTGTATTTGCTGTTGTTACGCTAACATTATTTGAAAGGGTGACAGTATTACCCGAAATTGCTTCTACAGTAATAAAGGTGTTAACCGCTGAACCAGTGACAATATCTCCTACTGTAATATATGCGTTAGGTGCTGCTGATAGTGTAATTACATTAGATGTAATGTTTGCGCTAGGCACGGCTGTAGTGCTCACCAATGTGTTAGAAGGAAAAACTTTTAAACTAGAACTAGTAGTTGTATTTGAACTAGGTAGGTAGCTTACTGTTTTAGTAATGCCATCAAAAAAGCCTTTTCCGTACTTTTTAAATGGAACGGTAAAAGCAATAATGTTATTGTTAGCAATACTAGAAGTAAAATCCTTAGCACCGACTGTGGTTTCAAAAATACTTTGTGTATTATAACCACCACTGATTGCGTCACTAGGATCAGCGCCAATAAACACCTGACGGGTGTCATAAGCGAATCCAAGTTCCCCCGGACGTAAAGGTTGCGGAAGGTCTTGCTTTAGACCCCTGCGATTTTGAATACGGGAAATAATTACTTTGTTGTTATCTTCAGCCACTGTTAAGTCTCCTAACGCTTAACAGTATTTATCACTTTGTGTTCAGCGGCTGTAGTATTGTGCTACCCGGTCAGCCCATAGACTGCAATAGTGATCAAACTCAGCATCTTTAATAACGTAGTCACCGAATTTAGATTCCCTGTCTACCATTAAAATACTTACTTTGCGAATATTTGTACCAAACATTTCATTGTGTGCTAGTGCATATGCACAGCCTTGTAGGAAGTAGTCCTCAATCCATTCGCGCTTTTTCAACTTCTTAGCCGTCTTAAAGTCAATAACACTATCTTCGCCTTCGTAGATACCAATCGCATCAGCAGTACCAGCATACAATCCCCGAGCAATGAGGCCCACTTCTGTACCCCATAGTTCGTTAACTTTGCCTAGCCCCTGAT